CCGGCGTGCCATCGCTTCGGAGGTCCCGGGCCCGCCGCGCTCGTCGGTGGTGTGCCACACGACGCCGAGCGGCGCCGGGGTCGCGAGCGCGTAGGTCCGGACCGTCGGGAACCGCTTGACGATGGGGTCCCCATCGGCGCCGACCAGCCAGCCGTGGTCATCGACGTTCACGACGGACCTCGTGGCGCGCGGGCGGCGGCGAGCGTCTTGTCCGGTGGCGGAGACGGGGGCAGAACCACGGAGCCCTGTGAGAGGGCGGTGTGCAGGTCCACGGGCCGGACGGTCTCCGCGGCGTGCAACTCGGCGAGCTCGGGATGCGACCAGCCGGACGCCTTGCAGTGCTCCGCGAGCGCGTTGACCACCTTGCGATGCTCCTGGAAGTGGCTGCCGGCGAGCTCGGGCGCGGCGCAGTCCAGCGTTCGAATGAGGCACTCGTTCGCGCCGCAGTCGTTGCACCGACGGAGCGCCAGGACGTTCCGGTCGTGGTGCTCGTCTTTCCCGAAGCTGACGCCGAGCACCGGCCGGGTGACGCATGGATCTGCCCGGCCGTTGGTGGCGAAGCCGAGCGCGGCGCGCGCGGTGCCGTCGATCACCTCGACGCTGCTGCCAGGGCCCGTCGTCGCGCTCTCGATCAGCACGCCGCCGGCGTCGTCGCGGGCACGGATGCCGGGGAGCGCGACTTCGAGCCGCGCCGCCAGCTCCGTGGCGGCGATCCCGGCAAAGCTCGCGAAGTCGCCCTGCGCAAAGGTCACCGGCGGAGCGGCCACACCGTCCACCCGCACGAGCAAGGTGTCGCCGACCGTGAGCGCAAAGGGTCCCGTCTTGGTCTTCTGGGCGCCGCGGTCGAACGCGATGGTGTGTTCGGCCCCGCAAAACGCACAAACCTGCACCATGGACCCCGGGGATCCCGGGGCGGTCGTTGTATCGATCTTCCTGATTGGCATGAACTCCTGCTTTCAAGACGCGATGACTCGCGTGTAGAACCGCGCGTTGACGTTGGCTGCGAGCACGGTGATGGCGCCGCCGGTCCCCATGGCGTTCGTCTGGACCGCGAACGGCCCCGCCGAGACGTTGGCCTCTTCAATGAAGCTGAAGGTCACGGTGCTCGGCGTCGCCGGGAATGCCTTGCGAAACGGCGCGCCGGAGCCGACGTTCAAGGTGCCCGATGGTGGGCTCTGGCCTTGCCAGGCGATGTAGGTCTCGGTGGATCCCGGCGACGTCCAGTTGCCACCCGCATCGAACGATTGCTGGCCATGATTCGCGAGTGGAATTCCGATCGAATTGGACCACACGTCGTTGAAGGTGCCGGTGCCTCCGGTGTCCGCGCTGATACGCATCTCGTTCACATTGAGCTCGAACTTCGTGGTCGCGAGTTGCGCGGCGTCCTTGACCCACGCCGCGCCGTTCCATCGGCCGTTGGTCACGAACTCGAGCGATGTACCTGTCGCGTACATCCGATACTTGGAGAGCCCCCCAGCGATCTCCCACAGCAGCTTGCGTGTCGTTGGCGCGGCCGTGGTCGCCATCGCTGCATTCACATCGCCGGGAAGGCCGTTCAACGTCTGCTGCGCCGCGAACACGTTGGCTGCAGCGGTGCGCGCGACCGTCCTGTCCAGGGCGTCGAGCTGCGAACGCACTGATCCGGCGGCCAAGTTGCCGGAGACCTGCGTGCCGATTCGCACCGCGCCGTCGGCGTTCACGGTCTGATCCGACAGGTCGGAGATGATCTTGTTGATCGCGTCGAGCACCGAAACGCCCGCGGGATTGACGCGACCGTCGAGCCAGCTGTTGCGAGAGCCGGCGCCGATCTTCTCCGCGCCGGTGTCAGCCGCCAGGTCGGAGATGACCTTGTCGAGCTGCGCCTCGACCGTGGCGGCGGGATTGGTGGTCCCGTCCTTCCAGGCGTCGCCCCCGGCGTAGGCGATGGCCGACGCGACGTGCGCGCCAATGGCGTCGTTGACGTGCCCATTGAGCGCGGTGAGGAGCGCGTCGAGCTGCGACTTCACGCTGCCAGCGACGAGCGCTGTCGGTGAGGCGTTCGTCGCGGCGGCGCCGACCTTCGCGGCGCCGGTGGTGGCCGCCAGGTCGGTGACCACCTTGTCGAGCTGCACCTCGACCGTGGCGGTGGGGTTGGTCACCCCGTCGAGCCAGGCACCGCCGCCCGCGTAGTCGATCGCCGCGGCGGGGTGGCGATCTGCCGTGCTGCTGACGTGGGCGTTGTAGAGTCCCAGGAGGTCGGAGAGGGCTTCGAGCGTCCGGCCGCGGCGCAGCGACCGCGGTGCGCCGGTCACCACGAACGCGTCCTGACGACGGGCCGTCGAGATATCTGCCGCGCCGATCTGCCCCTGCGCGAAGCGCCGCGTGATATCGGCGAGCAGGATGGCATCGGCGCGCAGGGGCGGTGGGACGGAGTTGCCGGCCGCTGCTTCCGCGCCCTGCACGACGACGAACTTGAATGCCTCGTCCTCCTGAAAAAATACCGTGACCGAGTTCCCATCGATGCGCGGGTCCGACAGCGTGCGGTCGAACATCACGAACACCGAGACGACCTTCTCCTGGCCCGCGCTGGACACCGCGGTCGCGACGCCGTTGTTGTCCTGTGCGACGCTGACGTTCTGGAGCGACGAGAAAAAGATTCGTTTCCCCTGCTGGTCGAGGAGAATCCCGGGGCCCGACACGTCGACGGTCAGGTCACCGACCGGGGCGTGCGGGGATACGACGGCGTTCGCGAGTACGCCGGTGAAGCCGAGGTCGGCGGCCAGGTGGTGGTCGGCGTTCTCGAGGTCATCGAAGGCGGAGTTGAGCTCGCCCTCGGTGACCCGCTCACGGAAGAAGAATTGTTTGCGTGCACTCATGCATGTAACTCCCAGTTGTTCCCGAGCTCGGAGGTGCCGAGCTCGAGGTCGTCGATGGTTTCGGGAAGGGTGGGTTCGATGATTCGGGCCAGGTGCGTCTGGGCTGGTTTCGCGAGGTCGACGATCTGCGCGAGCCGGCGTCGCTCCTCGGCGGTCAGCAGGCGCGGGACGACGACCTCGAAGGCGTAGGCGGCGAACGCGTCCGACGGACCCAGGACCCAGTCGTCGTCGAGTCGCGACTCGCCGAGGATCAGCGCCTCGCCCGCGTAGCTCGTGACCGTGGCTTCGAGGCGGAGGAAGAAGCGGATCGCGTTGATGATCCCAGCAGCGGTCCCCTTCTCGCGGTACATCGCCACGAGCACGTTCAGGAGCCGACGCTTGTCGACCACCGAGAGGTCGAACGCAAACGGGTCGCCGAGCTCGCCCAGCATCAGGTCGAGGAAGGACTCGGGAGCGATGTCCGGATCCAGGATGTCCGTGAACCGGTCGATGTCATGGAGGACGAGGTCCGTGACCTCCTGCAGGCAGGACAGCAAGCGCCGCAGGTCGCCGGTGTCGTCCTCGCGGCGGTTGATCTGCGGCAAGAACCCGTAGAGGTCGAACACCCGGTTCGCCGGTCGCGGCGGCACGAAGCCGTTGAACGCCGCGGTGTGGTTCGTCGGCGCGACGGCATTGCCCGTGGCGTCGACGACCCCATGGACATCGACGCCGTAGGTCGCGCCAGGGGTCAGCGGCACATTGGCCAGGAGGTCGACGGCCGAGCTCGTCACCGTCTCGATAGCGACGACCGTGACGTCGACTGCGGGCGCCGTGAGATGCGCGAGGGCGTAGTTCGCCGGATTGAGCGCGTCATCGGGGGCATCGGCGTCGTCCTGCTTCACCGGCTCGTCGAAGCTGACGCGCACGCGCGCGAGCTCGCGCGCCTGGGCTCCGACCACAGCGGGGCCGGTCGGAGCCGGACCGATGACCACGGCCGCGCTCATAGCGGCAACCCCGTGTCCCCGCTGAGAAGAGTCACCGCTCCGAGCGCCGGAAACTCCCGCATCCCGAGCACCAGGTCGGCTCGCGCACCGTTGAGCGTGAAGTCCGCCGGGCCGGCGCCGATCTTTCGAACGCCGGCGACGTCGCGGACAACGTCGAACACGTCGGAGAGCGCGACCTCGCCGGCCGGGTCGCCGTTGGCATCCTTGATGTTCCAGCCGAAGTCGACGTCGGGGTTCGGGCTGCCGCTGGGCAGCGACACGGCGAAGAACGCAGCGAGCGCCGACAGGATGGCCGCGCGGACGATCGCCGCGTTGGCGCCCTGGCGCAGGTAGATAGTCGCCTGCACATTCACGAGCAGGTAGGCCGGATCCTGGACGGACACCTGGAAGGTCAGCGTGCAAGGGAACTCGACCGTGACCTGGTTCAGCACCGCGGCTTTGAGCGCCCGAGACGGCAGTCCGCCGCCCTGGGGGACAACGAATAGGATGCCGTTGTTCTCGGCGATCCCGCGATCCTCGTTCGAGGTGAGCATGAGCGCGCGCGCGACTGCAGGGAGGCGACGGGCGTTGATCTCGAAGTCCTCGCGCGACACGGTGCGGTTGATGACCCGGACCGACGCGGGCGCGAGCGCCTGGATCTGCGCGATGGACTGGCGCTCGGTACCGCCCGAGGCCGGCTGCGGGTTGGTCGCGGCGATCGCCACGGGGTTGCCGTTGGCATCGGTGAAGCTGCCCTCGAGCTTGGTCAGCGTGCCGGCGTTGACGTTGCCGGTGGTGCCGCCCCCGGTCTTGTAGACGACGCTGAGGGTGCCGGACGGCAGCGCGCCGTTGATGCCGCTGCCGAATCGAAGGGTCGCGCGGTCGTTCTGGTCGACGATGACGACGAAGTGCCGGTCGGTCGAAGTCGAGCCCAGGAAGTTGTCGACCTCGAGGTAGCTGCCGTTGCCGGCGGTCACCACGGCGGAGCCATCGAGGAACGTCGTCGCGGGGAGAACGACCTCCTGGTTCGGTAGTCCGGTCGACGCGAACAGCTCGTCCTGCGGCTCGGAGTGCTCGACCGTCCCCGTCGCGATCGCGGGCGATGCACCGGCGGCGATGACGACATCGGCGAGCAGCTGGAACGCCACCGGCTCGGTGACCGAGGCGGTCAGCACGCGCGTTCCGGCGCGCAGGACGACATCGGCGACCGGCGGCGCGGCGAGCGTGAACACCTCGTCGGCGGTCGCCGCGCGGGCACCAGCCGGCCGGAACCCGAGCAGCTTGCACAGGCCGATCAGATTCTTGCGCTGGGTCGCGGTCAGCAGCCGGCTCTCGCGCGCCTGGCGGTCCTGGTAGAAGGTCAGGACGTCGCCGACGAACGCGTAGAGCTCGAGCAGGATGTTCCCGAAGTTGCCGACATTGAAGTCAGTCCAGTCCGGGAACACCGAGCGCACGAGGCTCTGGAGCCGCAGCCGCAGGCTGTCGAAGTCCTTTGAGGTGTAGTCGGTGGCTTGGGGGAGGATCCCCATCGTGCTGCTTCCAAACGCAAAAAGCCCCGACGTGGGGCTTCCACGTCGGGGCTCGAGTGATTCGATGACCCTGAAATGCTCGGCGCACCGAGCCTTTGCACACCATAGTCGCTGTCCCGATGATCGTCAATCCACGAACGTGGAAGTTTCAGCTCTGCCCAGGAACGACCAGCGGTCTTCGTTGCGGCCTCGCCTCCGAGATCCCTCGCTGGCTCGGCGTAGCTCCGGCCTACCGCCTGTCACGGCAGTCCGAGCAACCGCCCCATGCGCGACCAATGTCGACCTATGATGTGACATGGCGACTCTGGATATCCCGCCAGATGTTGCGATGTTAGCGCATGGGTCGATCGTCAACGTCCAACAAGCAATAAAACAACTTGCTTAGTCCGTCACTGGACGCAATGTGTGTCTTGCAGGCGACAATCGCGCTCTGCGCAACTGACGATAACGAAAGAACGACCATGAAGATCATTGGCGCAACGACCAAGTATATCGGCCGCGAGATCCGGGGCGCGCACGGCGCGACGATGCGGATTGTTCAGGTGTTTCACCACCACCTACTCCCCGGGACAAACATGGGCCTCGATGAGAACCATGCGTTCAGCGATGAGGAGCTCGAGCGCATCGGCGGCGTCACGAAGCACGATCGGATCGAGGCCTACATCATCAAGGCCGACGGCACGAGGGCTGACAGCAGGAGGGGATTCATGAACCTCCAGCCACGCGCTATCGATCTAGAAATGTTCGCGCATCTTGCGTAGCTGCGACGGACCATCGGATGCGGCGCGGCATCTGCATGGGGAGCGACGACGGCTTTACTACCGCTTGCCGTTGCACTTGTCGATGCCGCGGTTTGTGATGTCGATAGCCTCCTGGTGGCCCTTCTCCGCTGTCGTGTATTTCTCGACCAGCTTCGACACGTACTCCTTGGCGCCAGGGTCGTTCTCGCTCTGCACTCGCGACTTCACCGTCGCGAAGATCTTCTGCACGATGACGCGATTCGCCACACAGCGCCCGCCGATGTCCTGGCGGTCCCTTGCCATGCTCTTCTCGCTGTCGATCTGCTTCTTCCACTCCTCGACCTTCGCCTGGAGCGTGTCGATCTGTTCCTTCTTGTCCTTGATCTTGGACTCGAGGTCACGGCGCTCGTTATCGTCTTTCGAGTTGTTGAGCTTGTACTCGAGGTCGTCTTTTTCCTTCTTCAGATCGCTTATCTTGCCGTTGACGTTGTCGATGTTGCGATTGAGGCCACTTGGATCAAGGTCATCGCAGCTCCATGGCTTCGACGGATTCTTGCACCAGTCGTCGACGTCGCGTCCGCCCGAAATGCAGGCGCTCCGCTCGGACGAGTACGGAATTGCCTCGCATCCGTCGCGATTCGACGCATCCTTGAAATCATCTGCGATGCTCGCCAACGCGAGACTACTGGCGAGCAATACGCCTGTCGCGATGCCAAACTTGATTTTGAACGTTCTCATCCTCACGCTCCCTTTCCTGCAACCAGTGATCGCCAGTAGCTGTCGAGTGCCTCAGCGACGTCCTGCTTCCGCGATGTCCCATCCACGTCACGTTCGTAGGAGGCAAGCGCGCTGGCGATCGCCTCGCGCTGCGTCATGGTCAGGTGCGCGAACCTCGTGTCAAAACGCTCCGGATCCTGGCGGCGCGTCAGCACGCCGAACAGGAATGACGGCAGCGCGCTCAGCTCGGGGTCCCGTCGTAAGAGCGACGCCATGTACGCCGGGAGGTAGTCGGCGATCGATGCGGGCCCGAGGAACACGAGCGCGTCGTGGTTGCGCTCCAGGAAGGCGGTCTCCAACTCAGTCCACAGCCGTCCGCGCACGCCTTGCCGAAACCTCTCGGCGTCCGTATACGTCCCACCCCACTCGCTGAAGGCGGCGACCGGATCGATGGGGTTCGGTGGAAACGCTGTCGTCAGGTTCTTGATCTCGGATTCGGTCGGCACATTCTCTCCCTCAGCCCTCGTGCGTCGGCGTCATGACCACGCATCCCATCGAGCAGCCAGTTAGTAGCCAAACGGAGGCGGCCGTGCAACGCCGCAACTGATAGCAGCACCAAACAATGAAGTTTGCCACCTGGCTACACGACGACGCTCTGCTCCACGCCCGCGAGGATGACGTTATTTCCGGGCACATTGATCGCGATGACGTCGTACCGGATCCGAATGGCTAGGACATTCTCACCGTCCTGCTGCTCGCGGGTGACCTGCACCCCGGTCACGACGACGCGCGGCTCCCAGCGCTTGAGCGCGTCGACGACGTAGACCCGCGCAAGCTCCTGGAGGACATTGTCGTTCCGCTGGTGGCGCAGGAGGTAGAGGAGCGATCCGAACTCCGACCTGAATGGCAGCTCACCCTGCGTGAAGTCCGACGAGCACATGGTGCCGAGCACTTGCCCGACGGCGCTCCGGATCAGCGCCTCCCCACCGGCGGTAGCGAAGTCGGACTTCTGGTCCCGACGGAACGGCCTGATCGCCCCGAAGCCGAGGATCGCTTGCGCCACGTCAAGCGACCTTTCCGGTGCCCGTGCCGACGACAGGTGCGCTCCCCGGCCCGGGGGTGACGCCGCTCGCAGTCCCGGTGACATCCACCGTGACCTCCGCGTTGACCTGGATGTACTGCACGATGGCGCGGCACATCTTTTGGAAGGCGTCCTTGCGGTCCGCCGTGACCTCGCCGCCCATTTCGTCGAGGATCTTCTGCGCCATCTCGTCACCGTTGAGGGGCATGTGCTCTCTCCTTTTTTACTCTTCACTTCTTCGCTTTCACAACGCTGGAGGTGCTCCCCAGCGCGGCGTAGGTCAGCCCTGTGAACGGGTCGACGCCGCCAGCGAGGACGAGGCCGTTCACGGCCGGAGCGAGGTCCGAGCCCCCGAGCAGAACGTCGGGTGCCGCGACGACCGCCTGGCGGTTCGCGGTCACCGTCGCGTTGCCCGTGGCGGTGACCGCCACGTCACCTTGGGTGTCGACCGAGACGGCCCCTGTCGCCTTGAGTGACACGTTCCCGGCGGTCTCGATGATGAGGTCCTTCGCCGTCTTCACTCGCACGCCGGCACCGGCGTCGAGCGTGATGAGGTCGCCGCTCACCTTGTCCGCGAGGCGCAGGGTCTCGTGGCCGGCGCGGTCATCGAACACGAGCAGGAACCGCGGGGTCTCGAACGCACGGACCTGCGGGGTGTCGGCGGCCGAGAGCTCGCGCACCGGCGAGGGAACCTCGGTCGCGCCGCTGGGCTTCCCCCAGTGGCCCGCCAGGTAGTACGGATGGTCAATGTCACCGGCGTTGAACAGCACGCCGCATTCGGCGCCGAGCTCCGGCACGGCGAAGAATCCGCGCCCTTCGCTGCCGCCCCCGACGGTGCCCAGAGGGAACGCCCAGGCGCTCGCAGGCTCGACCAGGCCGGGGATCCGGACGCGCACGCGGCCGAGGCACTCGGGGTCGGCGCGGTCGACGACCTGGCCGATGTAGAGGCCGGTGTACCGCGGGTCGTCGGTGTCGAACTCGCCTCCCATGGTCACGAGCCTCCCTTCGTGGGTCGACCGCGAACGTCGCGGTACTCGATGTGCGTCGTCCCGGTCTCGCGGTCGACCACCTCGATGGGCTGGAGCGCGCTCGGGTCGGCGTCGGTCGCGGTGCCCTGGTTGGGCTTGCCCTTGGACGGCGCGCCGCCGAGCTGGCCGTGGCCATCGCGCAGGCACTTGAGCTCGACGGTGTAGCCGGCGTCGATCTTGTGCTTGGCCTCCTTGATGTAGTACTTGCCGGACAGCCGCTGGCTGATGCCCTGGAACTCGACGACGGTCTTGG